TAGTAGTTGGTCAAAATGGTGCAGGTAAGTCTACTATGTTAGATGCTTTGTCGTTTGCATTGTTTGGTAAACCACATCGTAAAATAATGAAGAGCCAACTAGTAAATTCTATCAATCAAAAACAATGTGTAGTTGAAGTAGAATTTTATATTGGTAAGGCTTATTTTAAAATTACACGTGGAATAAAACCAACCATATTTGAGATATGGAAAGATGGTACGATGATTAATCAATCATCTCACGCTAATGAATACCAGAAGATACTCGAACAAAATATCCTGAAACTCAATCATAAGAGTTTTCATCAAGTGGTTGTACTAGGTTCATCTTCGTTTATACCTTTTATGCAACTCAATGCTGGACATCGTAGGGATGTTATCGAGGACCTTCTGGATATTAATATATTCTCAAAGATGAATATCATTTTGAGAGAAAAAAACTCAGTTCTAAAAGACAAGTTATCTAAGGTTAACCAAAGCATAGAACTTAATAAAACTAAAATAGAACAACAAACAAAATATATTAGAGACATTGCAGCTTTAACAGAAGAAAATAAAAAGAAATATCAAAAACAAGTAAAGACAGCTGAAGAGAAGATACTAAAATTACAGAATGAAAATAGTGAATTATCTAAAGAACTAGAGAATGATAACTCTGATAATGAATATAAAGAATTACAAAAACAAAAGAACAAGATAATATCAGAAACCGCTGAAGTAAAGCAACAAATGAAAGCAGTGGCAAAAAAAGGTATGTTCTTAGAAAAAAATGATACGTGTCCTACATGCGAACAAGAAATATCTAATAAAGATGTATTACTAGCTCAAGTAAAGAATGAAGCCTATCAATTAAAATCTACTTTAAACATGATTGATAGCAATGAAACAGTACTGCAAAATCAAATAAATGATTTAGAACAGCTAATGAATCATATTAGAGAAAAGACTAACTCGATTAATGCTAATAATAGAGAGATAACTTCTTTAAATCAAAGTAACGCAGATCTAAAAAAATATTTAGATGAAGAAGTTACTGCTGACCTAACTCAAGCAAGAAAAGATCTTGAAGATATGAAAGATCTAAAAGAAAATATGTTTGAGGAAAAGCTAAAAGTAAATGAACAATTTAGTTATAATAGTGTAATAGCAGAAATGCTAAAAGATACTGGCATAAAAACTAAAATTATAAAACAGTATTTACCAGCAATTAATAAACTTGTTAATCAATATTTGCAAGTACTAGATTTCTTTGTTCACTTTAATCTAGACGAGAACTTTAATGAAACGATTCGATCTAGACACAGAGATGATTTTACATATGATTCTTTTAGTGAAGGTGAAAAACAAAGAATAGATTTATCTTTGCTATTTACTTGGCGTCAAATAGCAAAGATGAAAAACTCAGTAGCAACTAATCTACTGATATTGGATGAGACTTTTGATTCTTCTCTAGACCATGATGGTATAGAAAACTTATTAAAAATACTATATACTCTAGATGCAGATACTAATACTTTTATAATATCTCATAAAGGAGATATACTAGATGGAAAGTTTGAAACAAAATTAGAATTTGTAAAAGAAAAGAATTTCTCTAAGATGAAAATATAAATGTTTACTTTTGTCATAAAATGTGTTATAATAAAACAATAATAATAAAAAAGGAAGGTATATTATGCAATTAAGTGAAAGCACCCTTGATGTTCTTAGGAACTTTGCTGGGATAAATCAAAATTTATTGATTAACCCTGGCTCAACTATAAAAACTATCAGTGAAGCAAAGAATGTAGTTGCTACAGCTGATATAACTGAATCCTTTAACAAAGGCTTTGGTATATATGACTTGAACGAGTTCATAGGCGTTTTAGGTCTGGTAAATAATCCATCTCTTAAATTTGACAATGACTTTGTCGTTGTTCAAGATGAAAGCGGTAGATCAAAAGTTAAATACTTTTATGCTGCAGAAGAGACCGTGACAACCCCAACAAAAGTTGTTACTATGCCAGATCCAGAAGTTAAGTTTAGTTTAGATAACGATACTTTAAATAAACTTAAAAAAGCTTCAGCGACTTTAGGTCATGATGAATTACTAATTTCAGCAAAAGATGGAGTACTAACTCTATCAATTGTAGAAAACCAAAATGCAACTTCAAATGCATTTTCTATAGACATAGATGGTGAGTTTGCACAGGACGCTGTCTTTAATTTCATCATCAAAATTTCTAATTTAAAATCACTTTTAGCTGGTGATTATGATGTAGAAATATCCTCTAGATTAATAACGCAGTTCAAACACAAAGAGGTAGGTGTAAAATATTGGATTGCACTCGAGAAAACTTCAACGTACGGAGCGTGACATGTCAGATAACTTGACTCAATTGAAAGACCTTAGTAATAAGGCGGCTAGAAGCACAGTAGCAGTAATTGATGCTGTAACTCAAAGAGGTGGTTTTAAAGGCGAAGAGCTTACAACCATCGGCGGTTTAAGAGACCAGTGTGTACAAATTATTCAGCTATCAGAGCAGATTCAGCAAGAAGATGCTATGTCTGATAATAGTACTCAAACTGAAACTAAACCAAAGACTATTAAATAATTTACGTTTTGATTTTTGATTTTATTATTTTGTTATGGAGAATGCGTAAATGTCTAAAGAATTTCTATGGGTTGAAAAATATCGACCAACTAAAATAGAAGACACTATTTTACCTAAGTCTTTAAAAGAAACCTTCCAAAAAATAGTAACCGGTGGTGAACTCCCTAATATGTTATTTACTGGTACTGCTGGCTTAGGTAAAACTACCGTAGCTCGAGCTCTATGTAATGAGCTCGACTGCGATTATATCTTAATTAATGGTTCTGAGGAAGGTAATATCGATACGCTAAGAACCAAAATAAAACAATTTGCTTCATCAGTTTCTTTGCAAGGTGGCTACAAAGTAGTTATCCTCGATGAGGCAGATTATCTTAATCCACAATCTACTCAACCAGCTCTTCGTGGCTTTATCGAAGAGTTTTCTAATAATTGTAGATTTATTTTAACTTGTAATTTTAAAAATCGTATTATTGAACCACTTCATTCTAGATGTGGCGTATACGAGTTTAATACTTCTAAAAAAGATATGGTAGATCTTTGCAAAAATTTTATGGAAAGATGCCAAACTATACTCTCAAAAGAAAATACTAAGTACGACGATAAAGTACTGGCTGAACTTATTATGAAGTTTGCTCCTGATTGGCGTAGAGTATTAAACGAATTACAAAGATATTCTATCAATGGTATGATAGACAATGGAATACTTAACAGCATCAAAGATAAAAACTATGACGATCTTTTCTCTCATTTGAAAAATAAAGATTTCAAAAAGATGAGAAGCTGGGTTGTAAATAATATAGATACAGATGCAAGCGCAATTTTTAGAGCCATGTACGACAGAATGAGTGATAAGGTTGCGCCTCAATCAATACCACAACTGGTGCTTATTCTTGCAGACTATCAATACAAAAATGCATTTGTTGCTGACCACGAACTTAACGTGGTAGCATGTTTAACGGAGGTTATGTCAGATGTTCAATTCAATTAAACTAACTTTATATACTCAAGAAGATTGTTACTACTGTTACGAGTTAAAAAAGAAACTTGTACAGTGGGGATATGATTTTAGAGAAATAAACATAAGTCATGATTTATTTGCTAAAGATTTTTTAAAAGACAAAGGGCATCGAACTGTTCCTCAATTATACTGGAATAATACGCATTTAAATAAGTTTCCAACAACAGAACTTACACAAGAACATATAGAAGCTGAACTTGATTATGAAAATTATATTGGTGGAGTCGAAAATTGGCAGGTAAAAAGAGCATAGCAATTGTTGGTGGCGGAATCGCTGGCATAACAACTGCTTATTTTTTAGCTAAAAAAGACTATAAGGTAAGATTATTTGATCCAGATGGAATTGCAGAACATTGTAGTTATGCTAATGGTGGTCAACTTTCTGTATGTAATGCAGAAGTTTGGAATACTTATAGCAACATCATAAAAGGAATCAAATGGATTAATAAGACAGATGCTCCTCTAGCATTTAGAACAGACCATTGGTCTTGGGAAAAGATTAAATGGATTGCAGGATTTATAGGAGCAACTATAACTAACTCTTATGATTGGAATACTAGAAAGACCATAGAATGGAGTTTAAGATCTCGTAAATTATACAAAGAACTTATCAAAGAACTAGGTGTTAACTTCCATCAAAAAGACTGTGGTATACTTCATATCTATAAAAATGAAAAATCTTGGTATAAAGCTCAAAAAACTCTTGAAAGATTTAAAGATACTGGCTGGGGCCGTGTAATAAAAAAAGGCAACTTAATAAAATATAATATAAAAACGAAATCAATAGTAGGTGCTACATTTACTAAAGGAGATTCAGTTGGCGATATACATACCTTTTGTAAACAAATTTCAAGTTACTTATACCATAATTGGGACTATAGAATTGCGGTAAATAAAATTGTAAGAACTAAAGAACAAAAAGATTGGTCCAAGCCGCGTGATTATGCAAAAACAATTGACGAGTTAAAGCAAGAATTTGATGAGGTTGTTATATGCGCTGGAGCATACACCCCAGCTTTAGTACCAAATCTAAATATATATCCAATAAAAGGATATTCTATAACGTACCACTACGAGTCAGATGCTCCTACAACTTCAGTTCTTGATGATGATGCTAAGATTGTAGCCTCTTCATTTGCTAATAATGTTTTTAGAGTTGCAGGAACAGCTGAACTAGCTGGATGGAATCACGATGTAAGAATAGATAGAATAAAGCCATTAAGAAGATGGGTAAGACAAAATACTTTTGTAAAAGATAAAAGACCAGAGATGTGGGCATGTTTAAGGCCAATGACTCCTAACATGTTACCTGTCGCTAAAAAGATTGCAGGATTATGGGTAAATAGCGGAGCCGGCCATTTAGGTTGGACTATGGGAATGGCTTTAGCTGAAAAGATAGCAAAGGAAATATAATGGAAGCAGAAATGATAAATCAATTTGTCAATCAATTAGCAATGTGCGAATTGTTATCGGCGCATAGCTTATTAGAGCCATCACTGGCTTTTGATTGTAAACAAGTTGAAAACTTTATAAAAGAATCGTACTTTGATAATAATTACGAAAATTTTATAAAATGGTGGGATGCCACTGTAGTGCCGATTGTAGCAGAATTTCAAAATTTAGTAGAAAGTAAAATGCAATGAATCCTTTTGAATATGCCAACGCTATAAATTACACTAAGAAGAATATTATGGTAGATGACATTGCTGAAAAAGCATATAATCCTTTTATGATTAATCGTCAGCTTTCATACTTTCCAGATACAGTATTAGCCGCAAACGAGATGAATCGTCATCATCACGTAGATAATCGTCTCCAATTCGATTTTTTTATAAATATAATTAGAAAACGCAAAAGGTTTTCTAAATGGTTTAAACCAGAACAAGTTAGTGATTTGGAGACTGTTAAAGAATACTATGGTTACAGCAATGAAAAAGCCCGCCAAGTTTTAACACTCCTATCCACTGAACAAATGAATGAATTAAAAAATAAGGTGGCCAAAGGTGGAAGAAAATAATATAGTAGAATGGACTCCTGACAATATGTTAGAAGTTACATTAAACGAGCCAGATGATTTCCTAAAAATTAGAGAGACGTTAACTAGAATTGGAGTAGCTTCTAGAAAAGACAATAAGCTGTACCAATCATGTCATATACTACATAAACAAGGACGGTACTTCATCGTACATTTTAAAGAATTATTTTTACTAGACGGTAAGAAATCTAACTTAGAAGAAAATGATGTAGCTAGAAGAAACACTATTGCTACTCTCATGAGTGACTGGGGTTTACTTGGAATAGAAAACAAAGATAAAGCACAGCCAGTAGCTCCACTTAGACAGATTAAAATAATATCTTTTAAAGATAAAGATCAATGGGAACTTTGTCCTAAGTATAATATAGGCAATGGCGTAAAAACTTAAAAAAAAGTTTGTCACAACCGTTTAAATTTAAAAAAAAAGTATTATATATATTATAGGATGCCGAATAGTTCGGGTCCGTTTAAACTAACCTTGCTTAACAGGAGGATACTATGACTGGAAATTTTGTTTTCCCAAGAAACGCTTTTTTAGGTTTCGACCATATTTTCGACGCATTACAAGATATACATGTACATGCAAACGATGGATACCCACCACACAATGTCGTAAGAGACGGCGATCAAAAGTACATTATTGAGATGGCTGTTGCTGGTTTCAATAAGAAAGACATTGAGATTAAGGTAAAGGAACACATCCTAACCATCAAAGGAAATAGGGACAAGCGTAGAGAAGCAGATGCGTACGTTCATAAAGGAATAAGTGGACGTAAGTTTGAAAAGTCATTCAGGCTGTCGGAATATACCGAAGTAACTGGTGCCGATCTAACGGATGGAATATTAACTGTCAAACTCGAAGTAGTTTTACCG